TCAACTGCTAAAACAGAAAGAAAATTTGGTATAAATAAAATTTCAGAAATTACAGGTTATAGTCATAAAAGTATTCAAAGTTTATTTAATTGGATTGGTTTATTTCAAAACATAACTGCTCAAATATCTAATGATATGATTGAGAAAATAGAACAGTATTCTAAAGATAGATACTACGTTTATTTAAACGTTCCAGATAAAGAAGAAATAAAACAAAAAAGAATTTTTATAGATGGTAAAACTTTAATGGAGGCACATGCTTTTTATAAAGCAGCAATGGAACAAGCACAAGCTTGGATTCCAAGACAAAAACAACATGAGTTTGAAAAAATTATGATGCCTAAATTTGCAGAAAGAAAACAGTCTGAAGAATATGTAATAGAGGCAGAAGAAGAATATAAGTTTAAAAGAATATTAAAGGAGTATTTTTCAGCAAAGGGTATTTACACAGACAAAGAACAACTTGCTGTGCATAAACTTCCATATTTTAATGTTAAAGAAAGTTCTATAGATTTTGATTTAGATAACTTTGAAAATTATTTATCTAAACAAAATATAAATCAAGCTAGATCAGACTTAGTACAAAAAATACAAACAGTTTTAAAAGCAAAAAAGAAACATTCTACATTTAATAAAAAGTCTCTTGTTCTTTGGAGATTAGAAGGGGAAAAAGTAAATGATAGAAGTATAATATGGGAAGGAGAAGCTGTAGAGATTGAAGATCAAGCAGCATTGACAGATGAATAAAGATTTAAAAATTCCAAAATGGATTCCAGGCCCTCCTGGCACTGGTAAAACCCATATATGGTTAAAAGATAAATATACTAAATTTTTAAAAGAAAATATTTCTTGGGAAAGAATTGTAGTTTTGTCTCATACAAATGTAGCAGCTAAACAAATTATTAAATCTATAAAAAAAATTCCAGAAATGGAAAACATACCAGATACTAAATTACAAGATAACATTCGTACTATACATTCTTATTTTAAATCTAAATTTACAAGACTTGGAAAATATGAAAAAGCAGACCATGAAGGTTTTTGTAAACAAAACCCTGAAATGAAACATTGGTCTAAAATGAAAAAACTTGGTTGGGAAAAACATCCTCTTTATCAAATTTCTTCCCACAGTCATGGTAAAAATTTAACGTTTCCTCAGTATTGGGCTACACTTAATGAAGAACTTTATGAAAATTATTCTTTAAATAAATTAATAAAATTAAAAATTAAATACGATAAATATAGAAAGCTTAAATCTAAAATATCTTTTGAAGACATGATAGATAATTTTAGATTTAAAGCTGAAGTTCCAACCGATATTGACGTTTTAATAGTAGACGAAGCTCAAGATTGTAATAGACCACAAACGCATGCTTTACAAATAGCTGCTACAAATAGTAAAGAATTTATATTTATTGGAGATGCAGATCAAACTATTTATGATTATAGTGGTGCAGATTCAGATTTTTTTTATAAATTATCTAGCACACCAGAAGCACAAAAAAATCAACTTAAATATGGTTTACGATGTGGTAAAACAATAAATGAAATATGTAAAAGAATTATAGCTCCTGTGTGGGCAAAATGGGGTAAAAATGCAGAAAGAATTTGGACACCTGCCAAAGATATTATAGGTAAGGCTTATTGGATACCTCACTTAAATCAATCTTGTAAATCAATGGATATTTTATTAGACAAAATAAAAAATACAGATGAAACTTTTTTATTTACTTACAGAGGACTTCCTACAAATGATCATATAAGTTTGTTTTTAAAAAAACACGGTATAGATTATAAATTTGTTTCAAATGAAAAGCCTCACGTTGCTAGAAAGGATTTTAGATGTTTTAAACAATGGCCAAACTTTATAAATAATAAAGTATCAAAAAAACAGATAATGGATTTTTGGCCTTTAATGGGTAAGAATGTTAAAGTTTATAGAAAAGGTTCTGTAGATGTTTTAAAACCGTTAATAGACAAAGAATATAACATTCAAGAACTAATTGACATGGGTTTTATTTTACCTGAAACAAAACAATATGACAGTTTTTCACAAGTTTTAACTGATAAAGATTTACTACCAAAAGTACCCTATATAATAAAAGTTATTAAGAATGGTTTTGATACAGAAAAAATGCCAAGAGTTGAATTAGATAGTATACATAAAGTTAAAGGTCTAACCTTTGATAATATTATTGTAGACTTAACTACTTACAGAGATGAAAGAAATAAAGATGAAGAAAGACGAATAGCTTATGTTGCTTATAGTAGAGGTAGAAAAGATTGTTGGACCATTGGTACTTCTAATTTTAAATTTAAAAACAACTTAGCAGGAATACAAAATAACAGAAACTATTATTTATATGGAGAGGAAAAAAATGACACACAAAGACATGTTTAAAGATATAAGTTATGAATCATTAGAAAAGCAGGTAGGGGGGAAACATTATAAGTCTCTGAAAATTCAACCTGCACATTTTATAAATGAAAATAAACTTTTGTTTGCAGAAGGTAATGCAATAAAGTATATATGTAGACACTCAAACAAAGGGAAAGCAGAAGATATTAAGAAAGCAATTCATTATTTAGAGATGATATTAGAGAGGGATTATAATGTGTAAACGTCCAGAAGATTTAGACTTAGAAGGAATAGACACTGTAGCAATTGATATAGAAACTTATGATCCTAATCTTAAAACAAAAGGTTTAGGTGCTGTAAGAAAAGATGGTTTTATAACCGGTGTAGCTGTGGCTACTGGAAAAGATACAGTTTATTTTGGTTTACATCATTCTGATTTAACAACTACTCCCGAAATGGAACAAGAATTTTGGAATCAATTAAATAAAAAAATCTTGCAAAACCCTGATATTACAAAAGTTTTTCACAATGCAATGTATGATGTATGTTGGTTGAGAGCAACTACAGGTAAAATGTTACAAGGTAAATTAGTTGACACAATGATAGCTGCTTCTGTTATTGATGAAAACAGATTTAAATATTCTTTAGATTCTTTATCAAAAGATTATCTTAACGATCAAAAATATAAATACGATTTATATGAAAGAGCTTCTTCAGAAGGTATTAAAGACCCCATGTCTAATATGCATAAATTATCTTACGACTTAGTTAAAGATTATGCTAAACAAGACGTAGATTTAACTTTAAAATTATGGAATTTATTTAATAAAAAATTAGACGAAGCATTATACACAAGACCAGAAAATAATGAAATAAAAACTTGTAGAAATATTTTTGAATTAGAGACTAAATTATTTCGTTGCCTGGTTGACATGAAATTTAAAGGCGTTAGAATAAATGTTCAAAAATTAGAAGAGTTTGGTAAAAAACTAAAGTTTAGAAGAGACAATCTATTAAATATTATAAGAAAGCATACTGGAGTTATTGTTCAATTGTGGGCAGCTAACTCTATAAAATTATTATTAGATCAACAAAAGATTACTAACTATAAAAAAACTCCTAAATCTGGAATGCCACAACTTCCAAAAGATTATTTAAAAACTCACAAAAATAGATTTTTAAGAATGCTTTCAAAAGCAAGAGAATTTGATAAAGCAGTTAATACTTTTGTAGAAGGTTTAAAAGGTTATGTTTATAATGGCAGGATACATGCAGATGTAAATCAAATTAGATCTGACCAGGGAGGAACGGTTACCGGAAGATTTTCTATGTCTAACCCTAACTTGCAACAGATTCCTGCAAGTGGTTATATTGGTAAAAAAATGAGAGAAATATTCTTACCTGAAGAAGGTATGAAGTGGGGTAGTTTTGACTACTCGCAACAAGAACCACGGATCGTGGCCCACTACGCTATCAAGTACGGGTTGGCAAATACAGAAGGTTTAAAAGATAAATTTGAAAAAGAAAATGCAGACTTTCACCAAATTGTTGCTGATCTTGCAAAGATTCCCAGAAAACAAGCAAAGACAATTAACTTAGGTTTATTCTATGGTATGGGTAAAGGTAAATTACAAAATGAATTAAACTTAGATCAGAAACAAGCAACAAATCTATTAAAATTATATCATGAAAAAATTCCTTTTATAAAAGAATTATCAGATAATTTAAAAAATTTTGCTGAAAGAGAAAGATTAATTTACACACTAGAAGATAGATTTTGTAGATTTAATTTTTATGAAAGCACAAATAAAAGATGGGACAATAACATTCGTAAGTTTGAAGAATGGGATCCTAAAGCAAAAGAAATAAAACAAAAGGATGGTACTATAACATATGAAGGTGCTTGGGTTACTCCAAAACTTTTATCTGAAAAAGACGCTTGGGACAAATTTAAAAGTGAATTTAATCAAGTATCTAAAAAGAAAATAGAAGCACACACTGAACAAGAACGTCAAATGTATTTTAATAACTATTATGTACCTGCATTTACTTACAAAGCTTTAAATAGATTAATTCAAGGATCTGCAGCTGATATGACAAAAAAAGCTATGGTAGATTTATATGAAAATGGTATAGTACCTCACA